AATAAATCTCATGCAGTTTCTTATTCCGCCCTTTCCTATCAATGCGCTTGGTTATTTAATTATTATCCTGTAGAATGGATGGCTGCATTTTTAGATAAAGAACCGGAGACGCGAAAAGAAAAAGCAATTAATCTTGCGAAAAAGTTTAAGTTTAAAATTCAATCAATTGATATAAATAAATCTGGCGTTGTTTGGGAAATCGCTGAAGATAATAAAACATTAATTCAGCCCCTGACTTCTCTTAAAGGTTTGGGAAGCAAAGCAATGGAGCAAATTATCGATAACCGACCTTTTAATGTAATTGAAGATTTCCTTTTCAGCGAAGATATTATTTATAGCAAATTAAATAAAAAAGCTCTTGATGTTTTAGCTCGAAGCGAAGCTTTAAATTGTTTAATTGATGATAGATTCGCAGGTACGAAACATTTTTGGACTGCCGCAGTAGTTGAACGACCAAAAAATAAAAAGAAACTTGAAGAGAACATAGAACTTTATAAACCAGAAGGCGAATTTTCTAACAGAGAAAGGATTGAAAATTTAGTGTCATTAACTGGCATTTTTCCAATGGACTTGGTAATGGATGAGACAATTCTTAAAAGATTAGAAGAATATCAAGTCCCGCCACTTGGAAATTGGGATAACGATTTAGGAGTTGCTTGGTTTATTCCGAGAGAAGTTATTGAAAAGAAAACTAAAAATGGAAAACCTTATTGGATCATAAAAACAATTGATAATACTTCAATCCAAAATAGTATTAAATGCTGGGGGGTGAAACCAAAAAGAGATATTATTCATCTCAATCGCCCTTACATGAGCAGATTGGATTATGATGAACAATGGGGTTTTAGTACGAGATCAATTAAATATAATTTTAGACTTTTAGGATAGAGGAGGAAAAGATGAATTATATAGAACCTATTAAGAGTAGTAGAAATCAGTTTGGATACAGAGGAGTTAAACACAACAAGGATTGTAGAAAACCATTTGTTGCCATACATTCAAATAAGATGATTGGGCGTTTTGAAACGGCTTTTGAAGCTGGCCAGGCATATGCCCGGGAAGTTTTTTCTGAAGACGAAATTGAACGGCAATTTAATTTTCAATTTGAAGGTGATAAAAATACACGCACGGAAGTAACTGAATTTATTAGGAAAGAGTTTATTTCTCTGTTAGAGAAAAACGAAGAAGTTGCCTTTCAAACTGCTGAAGTGGTTGATGAGATTTTTAATTTGCGACCTTCCGAGAGAAAAGAACTACTGCGGAATACTAAGAGAATTTCCTTTAGAGGCGCTAGCTATTCCTATTCTAGTTTGGATGCTCTTTTTAAAAAGTGGTCAACGCAAAATTTTGGAGTTAAATTTCATAAAAGCAAAGGCACAAATTATTATATTTGGCAGGAGACACGCGAAGAAAAAGCTTTACAAGCCATTCAAAATGAATATGGAGAGTTTTCTTCTGATGCTTCAAAAATTGAAGATTTCCAGGACTATATGAAGATTTATTTTTCCAATGAAGACTTTGGTTTTAAAGTTTCTATTGAAAAGAATGCTATTATTGGATTTAAGATTGGTTCGAAATTTTCAAAGAATTGGGAAGATAAATGAACATCAAAGTATATAAAATGCGACCAGAAGCAAAATTGCCAACCCGAGCATATCAAATAGACGCGGGACTGGATTTATATTATTGTCCTAATGGTGAAAGAGAAAAAGTCATTAAAGAAGAAGGGCTTGTAATTGAGCCCCGTGCAAGCGTTTTAATTCCTACTGGCATTAAGGTAGAGGTACCGTATGGATATATGCTTGAGATCAAAAATAAATCAAGTGTAGCTTATAAGCTACAATTGATTGTTGGCGCATGCGTAATAGATCCGGGTTATGACGGTGAAGTGTTTGTAAATCTTCACAATATTGGCCTGAGAGCACAATTTTTCCAACCGGGAGACAAAATCGCCCAGGCGGTTTTAGTTTCTATTCTTCATTGCGGTGTCGAAGAAGTTCGCACGGACAATTTAAATCAAAACGCACGCCGCGGCGAAGGCGGTTTTGGATCTACTGGGAATAAATAATGAATTTTTTGATGGAGCAAGAATAATAATAATTGGGGGTCTAATAATGATTCTCATACATTACATGGGAGGCGACGAAAGATAATATGTCATCACAGGAAAGAAAATTAAAAAGAAAAAAAGAAAACAAATTAAAAAAGAATGCCGAAAAAGAAATGGCAGCAAAAGTTGCCTTATTTGATAAGATTCCGGATAAATGTTTGACTTGTGAAGATCCATTTGATAAGATGGACAAAGAACAAGTTACATCATGGAATGTTGTAGTACACCAAAAAGAAGGGGTTGTACGTCTTTATTGCCCGAAATGCTGGGAAAAAGCAATTGAGATTATCAAAGACTTCAAAGAGCACATAGAAAAAGGAGCAAAGATTGAAAAATGAAATTTTTAAAAAGAGGAGAAGCAATAATATTATTAGCCTTTGTAGCTACCATACTTGTCCTTGTTTCGATTTTTTATTTTGCATTTAATTTTGCTCCAGAAATAAAAAACGCGGAAGATAATTGTGAAGTGGGATGCCCCGTGCATGCACCATGCCATCCGGATTGCGAAAAGAGGACTAAATGAGCGACAATGTTAATCATCCAAAACATTATAATATAAATTGGAAAGGCGAACAAACCATTGAGCCATATGATTTTATTAACTCTTGGAGAATGAGCTACGCCGAAGGAAATATTATAAAATATGTTTCTAGGCACAAATATAAGGGCAAAGCTTTACAAGATTTGAAAAAAGCACGTTGGTATATTAATAAACTTATTGAAGAACTAGAAAATGAAAATCGGTGACTTGATAAAGCATAAAAAAGTCCGAACAACAGGTGTAATATTAGATATTTTTATAAGCGGGCACGAACTTGAGTATCGCAATGAAGAGTGGGCAGTAGTTTTATTTTCAGATAATTCGGCCACATCAAGGGCGCCCCTTGAACTATTAAAAGATAATTGGGAGGTTATTAGTGAAATTTAAAGAAGCTTTAACATACGATGATGTTCTGCTAGTGCCACAATATTCGGACATCGAGAGCCGGAAAGAGATAAATATTAGTAACGATTTAGGTAAGAATATTCATCTAGGGTTTCCAATAATTTCGGCACCAATGGATAGCGTCACAGGCTTAGAAATGGCATATGCTCTGGGTAGCAAAGACGGCTTAGGAGTTGTTCACAGATATATGACAATTGAAGGACAAGCAACTTTGATAAAAGAGCTACACTCTTCATTACCAGTCGGAAAGTTATTTTCAATTAATATCGCCGCAGCCGTTGGTGTGAGGGGAGACTATTTCGAGCGCGCAATGGAGTTAGTCAACAACGGAGCAAACATACTGTGTGTCGATGTGGCACACGGTCATCACATCTTAGTCAAGAAAGCAATTGATACAATTAAGTCAAAATTTGATGATATACATATTATGGCTGGCAATGTTGCAACAAAAGAAGGCTACATCGCACTTTCTAGATGGGGTGCTGATTCTGTGCGCTGCAATGTTGGCGGCGGCTCGATATGTTCTACAAGAGTTCAAACGGGCCATGGCATACCTGGGCTACACACCGTATTTGATTGTGCAGCGGCAAAAGAAGGAAATGCAAAAATAATTGCCGATGGAGGAATTAGAACTTCCGGAGATATTGTGAAGGCACTGGCCGCTGGTGCTGATTTTGTAATGTTGGGCTCAATGTTGGCTGGTACAAAAGAATCTCCTGGTTTTATCATTGAAAAAAAAGATGGTACCGCATATAAGCTTTACAGAGGGATGGCGAGTAAAGACGCCCAAATGGATTGGCGAGGCCAGTATTCATCAAATGAAGGAATATCCACAACAATCCCATACAAAGGCCCAGTGGACGCAGTTTTAGAAGATTTGTTTGGTGGAATAAGATCAGGTCTTTCTTATTCTGGTGTTAGAAATATTAAAGAATTGCAGGAAAATGCAATTTTTACAAGGCAAACAACAGCAGGTCGTGTTGAAAGCGGAACGCATATTTTAAGGAAAATGTAATGCCAGACTATGGAAACATCATTAAAAAAATATGTTTTGAAAGCACAGACAAGCTTCATGC